ATGATGATACGCATTTAGGTGTACCTTCACCAGGTTTGTCACTAGCACAAGTTCCTCCAGTAACGACATTAACCCAACCAGGTTTGCCATCTTTGGACTTTGAACCTTTAAACCACTTATGAAGTGAACCCTCTTTCACTGATTGCTGAAATGCCTTCTTTACTTCAGATACACCAACAACATCAATTACTTCTGCAAAGGTTTCTCCTTTTGAGTCTTGTATAGTAACAGAATCACTCATTAGAACTAGAATTCTCCTTATTATTTAGTATTCCTTGTTTTAACATTTTTGATAACTCAGATGTTGAACCTACAAAGAGTGCATTGTTAGTTACGTTATTTGTTGTTTGTTTCTTATCTTCATCTACCTCTTTAACTTTCTTTTGAAGATCCATTAACTTATCAGTCGTATCTGCAACTGATTTTATAATTTGTCCTGCAACTTCGTATGCTCTAGCACTACCACCCTCACCAGCAACTTCTAAAATACCATTTAATGCTTCTTGCCCTTTTTCGACTAACGAATATAAATTAGCACGAGTATAATCATAGTCTTTTTTGACATCATCCTTAGTAGATTCCACTTTTTGTGGTTTACTACTTGGAGTAACATCAATCGCACTACTTGTGTTTAACGCTTTATCAATAGAATCATAGTTAGTCATGGTATTCATTAAATGTCTTTCTGTTGTGTTGGACTATATGATTTAGAATCATCGAATACTTCAATAATACCATTAAATCCAAAGTCATCATCAGGTTCAACTAAGGCATCGTCCGCAGTGGTTAACACATCAATTGATGCATTCTCAATGTGTGTTGCTGCAACACTTTCATAACCACGATAAACAACAATTGTATTTGCATCAACGATTTCCTTGATTTTCATTATTTCTTTATCTATAATAATTCTCATGCCAACTGCCAGTGCAAGAGTAGAAGTAACATCAAATCTTGTTTTTGTTTTACTCAAATCTGTTCTCAATACCGTGGTATTATCATCATCATAATCTTTCAATGCTTTTGGAGTTGCAGTGTATCTCAACTCTCTTCTTGCATTTTCAGTATCAACAGAAGCATGATAATCAACTTGAACTTTCTTGATAAGACCTTCACTAGAATCGGATACAGGACCGAAGAGATAAGTCTTAGCAGTAAAGTTTAGTGTGTATATAAGTGCTCTCCTTGTTGCAAAATCTCCTTCATAATCATCTTGAAATGATATATTATCTAATACAATTGGAATATCTCTTTTCTCTCCAATCACATTTACAAGATCTACAGTTACATTAAATGATGGTTGAAAATATGGTAATATTTGTTCTACAATCTGTAATGCATCATCATTCAATTTTACAAGAATATTTAATTCAAATCCGAGATTGTATGGAACTGGCATAAAAACTTTTCTAAGTTTCTTTCCATCAGTTGCTTTAAATGTTTGCGTAATTCCACCTTTTCTTGTAGCATCGTATGCAATATTAGTTGTTTCAAATGACATTCTTGGTAATGTGATCTGTACTGCACGATTTAGATCTGGTTGTTGTTCCAATCTTGCTAGGAATTTTTGCATAGGTCCGTAAGCAAGAGGGACTCTCATGTCACTCGTTTCTTTCCCTGCACCATCTCGATGACGAATATGAATGTCATTAAAGATTGTACCAAAAGCAATTATGGTTTTTCTTAGTATTTCGTGATAGTAATAGTTTCCTAACATTAGAATGTACCGAATGGATTTCCTTCAGAGAAATCGAGTATTTGATCTGCCTCTAATTCAATCTCTTGATTGTCATCAAAAGCATCATCACTTTGATTATCTTCATCAAAGAAATCAAGTGCATAGTTTGAAAATGCTGTTGTACCGAATGAAATAATAACATTTGGACATGCTACATTATTTACACATGGAGGTTCTATAGTAACATATCCTGCGAATATTCCTGTGATTGTACTTCCAGATCCACAAACTGGAATTGTATTACCTACACCAGAGAAAGCTTCTTTTACAGCAAAACCAACTTCCAATCCAGCCGTGCTAATACCTAATATTCTATTTGTGCTAGTGCCAACATTAACTACAACTTGAGATACAGTGTTAAAGTAAATTGATTTAGTTGCCTGTATAATTTCACCAGGAACAAATGCTGCCATTGTTGTTCCAATACCAACATTTGAAACTTCAAGAACGTTAGTATCAGTATCCCATGTTTTAACTCTTGCTTCTATACCAGAGGTGAGTCCTTTAACAACTTCACCCACATCAAAATTACCAACACCAGATAATTCTGCATTTGCAGTTGGTACAACTGATGGTTTTGAAATTGTAATCGTGGGTGTAACTGTGTATCCAACACCTGCGTTTCTTAAAAAGATATCAGATATTGTTCCATCTGCAAGAAGATTTGCCTCTGCAACTGCTGGTACTGTGTTAAGACCAACGACAGTAACAGTTGGAGTTGCTGCGTATCCGACTCCATTATTTGTCATGATAAAGTCAACAATACCAAAGTTTGTTTCTTCAATAGCAGCAGTTGCGGCTGCACCTACACCACCTCCACCTGTAATAGTTACTTGTGGTGCTGTTGTATATCCTATACCTGCATGAGTTAACATAATTCTATCAATAGAGAATATGCCAGCTCTTGTTGTTGTAATTGCAACTGCTGTCGCATCTTGATTACCTACACCAAATGGAGCAGTTGAAATCGCAACATTTGGTGTGCTGGTGTATCCACTACCATCATCATTTAATACTATTTGACGAACATAACCTTTATTAATAGTATTTAATTGTGCATTAACAGTTGCAGTTGTTCCAGCTCCAATTAATTGTAACTTCGTAATATAACCAATGTCTTCAAGTTGAGAGTCAATGATGTCGATACCAGTATCAAGAACTTCATCTTCATATTCAAAGAGTTCACATTTAAGTTGATATACATAATTTTTCCCTAATTGATAAAAAGGTTGTTCATGTTCAACAAATTTTACTTCAAATAATCTCTGTCCTAATGGAAAAAATATTATGTCCCCCTCTCTTGGTCTTGATGATAATTCATAAGCATCATCAGCTGCTAGAAATGGTGATATGAAATCTTCAAATCTTTCTTTTGATATTGTAATTGTAAGTTCATCCCTCAAACTTACACCAAACTTGGTCATGATATCACCCTGACCACCATAACCTTCAAATGTATTCACATATGCTTCTAATAAAAAGTTGTCATCAAAAGTTGATGATTGAACTTCTCTGAGAATAGTTTGTTTTCTTACAAATTTTCTAGGAATATATCTGACTTCGATACCGTAAATTTTTAAATGTTCATTTACTAAATCTTGAACAAGTCTTTGTTCTCCTTGAGATCCTTGTAAAAAATGGGGATTTAATGCCATCAATCATTACCCAATAAAGTCGAGAGGAGGTAACTCAAACTCAGTTGTCATTCTTTGTCTGATCGCATCTATTTCTCTGACAGCATCATCATATATTTCTCTACCATTAAGTTCAATACCACCAGGTAACTTTGTTCCTCTAAATTTAATTAAATTTTGTCCCCATTGTTTTTTAATAAGTGCAGTTGCATATAATTTTACAAACATGTCATTGTAAACCTGTTTGAATATGTCTGGATTTAAAGCACGATAGCAATCTATGATTAAATAATCACCCACTTTTTGTGATCCCCAATCTATATCTAAGTATAAACGATCTTGTCTCTTATTAAATCTTATTTGTTTTTCTGGTGATAATATAAAATCAATATCCTCAAGACGAGTTTTTGTCATGCTATATTGTAATAGTTCAACAGAGTTGAAATAGTAGAGATCATTTAAAAATAATTGATATTTGATGCTGAACATACTTCCTGATATGCTACTACTATCAAATTTAAATATCTTTTCAATACCTACAACTGAGTCTGGAACTTGTATGTAATTTGAATTTTCATAAAAATCGTAAGTTCTCTCTCCATACGTGGTAATTCCAGTATTAACCATTGATGTAGTAATACCTGTTGTATGAATTCCTATTCCTGTAGTTCCACCAATACCTGTAGTTGTACCAGATACAGTAACACCAAGACCTCTATCAATATCATCTTGTGTTATTTTGTACTTAAGGTACATTTTTTCAACACCATCAAAGATGCGTTCATGAAACATCTGAATGGCATCATCTATTAGATCATCTATTTGGTCATCATCGACATTAACTTCAAGCACAGGAGCACCTAGTTGCCTTAAACAGTATTCTATTAAACCTTGTCTGCTACTTGCTTTCGCCATCTTCTTCTTCGATTTCTGCTAATAGATTTTCGTACTTTTCTTGAAATTCAAGTTTTTCTGCTAGTAATTCTTTTTGAGCATCTAAGTGATCTTGAACCACTGTTTGTAATTTTGCTTCAAGGAGAATATTTTGATTAGTTAATGTAGAAATTTTTTGGTTGTAAATTTTTATCAAAGCATTCACATCAACATCATTATTTTGTGTCATAGTTTAGAACGAGCCTCCGTCAATCGTTGTTGTCCATTTGGGAATGTTGTTAGCATCCGTGGTAAGTATGAAGTTAGAAGTAGTTATACCAGCAGCAGTACCAGCAGCACCGACTTGCTTACCTGTTGTATCAAAGTAAACGATACCATTTCCAGTGGTATCATAACCACCAGTCTGGAAGTATATATCTGCTACGTCCAATGCACCTCTTGTGCCAGTCACTGTATCACCTACTATAGTTGCATCAGGTATAAAAGTAAATGATCTTGCAGGTGCATTACTATTTGTGTTTGTATCGGCATCAATATATCCAAAGAAACCTTGTTTATTGTTACCAGCTCCTGAACTTGTATTATATGTGAATGCCACACCACGATCAGTGTTAGTGTCAACGTTTGCAGTAACTTCTAATTGAGTTGTAGTGGCAATACCACCAACTTGGACAGCATTACTTATTGTAACTAACGCCTCATTCAAATCATAGGTTGAAATTGTAGTTCCAGATGCTATGTTTGTTCCAGTAATACCATCTCCTGTGTTAATACCAGCAGTTGTATCCAGTTTAATTGTACTGACACCAGCAAGTGCGGTTGCCATTACAGTTCTTGTGCTAGTTGTGACACCTAAGTTAATTATTGCATCATTTAAGTTAACTGTGAATGAATCAACTGTTGTAGTTGTACCATCAACTTGTAAGTCACCTTTAACAATAACTGTACCTTCATTACTTAAACCATCTGGATATGGGTCAATGTATAATGTATTTCCAGTGTTAGGTAGAGATGAAATTACGTTTGAAGAAATACCAACACCACCAACTCTTGCATCTAAAGCATGGAATACACCACCAGTTTGATGCATGTCTCCTTCAAAGGTTGATATTCCTGTTACTCTAAGGTTACGTATGGTTGCCTCATCTAGAAATAGATCATCAGCAACATGTAAATCACCACCTACAAATAAATCACTTACAAAAGTTCCAATACCTGTAAATGTAGATACTCCAGTTACACCTAAATTACCACCAATATTAACACTCTTCTCTATACCGACTCCACCTTCGACTACAAGGGCACCATTATCTTTTGTAGATGAATCAGTAACATCTGCCATCAGGATCGACACACCGTTAGCATACGTCCAATCAGCACCTGTTACTTGTACTCTATCAGTTCCATTTTCATCATATTCTATCTTTGCATCTTTACTATCACCAAAGGTTAAAAATATATCATCTCCAATTACTACTTCACCACTTCCATTAGGTGTAAAGAAAATATCTCCGTCTGTGTTTGTAGATGAAAGAACATTTGCATCTAATCTTAAGTTATCTACGTTCCATTGATCAACTTTACGATCAGCAGTAAGAATAGGAACAAATCCATTTGATGCAGTTGATGCATTAGCACCACTTGCAACTGAACCTGCTACATTACTTAATAAATCTGTGAAATATCTACCACCAACAACCTGTGGGTTTTCTCCATTATCTCCAACAAATAACCTATCACCACTGTTACCTTGCGTACCAGATCCGCTGAGGGTTACACCTAATTCACCAAATTTTAAAGATGATGGTGCTGTTGTACCAGTTGATCTTTTTATTCTTATAAAACTCGCCATTTCAGAAACTTCCTCCGTTT